AGTGCGTAATGGAACGTTGAGTATGGTTCTAGACCATCGAGACGTAGCGGATACCCAGTACACCTGTGATTGCAATAACTGCAGCTGTGATTTGGGTTGTTAAGTTGTTTATAGCATCTTCAATGGAAGTCATTGGGACTCTCTTCTAAAGTTGGAGAATATCTTTTGATTTTGAATCAAAGTAGACCCTTGGTTAATTATGAACGCGTCGCTAAGTGTACCATCATTGCCAGCTTCACCACTTGGACCAGCTGGCCCCGTTGGGCCTCTTGAACCACTGCCTGAGGAGCTTCCCCTAGGTTGAATATTTACTTTAATTGTTGTGTCCCTACTCTACTCTGTTGATTTGTTATGTGTACGCAAGCATCGCAGTCACTTCACCTGATACAGTGAACGGCGTTGTGCTGTTGTCTTGAACTCCGAGCAAAATAGCAAAAGCTAGGCCTTCACTAAAGTCAATCCCAATCAAAGAGGGCAACGTAAAGTTGCTTGCAGAGTTTGGTGCCAAAGTTATGGTAATCATAGGCACGTCAGTCCCGACAGTGGGGGCTGTTGCTTGATTGTATAGCTTGAAAAATCTCTGTGTTGCTGCGTCGTTTACAATGTGCAAAATGCTGAGGTTGCTCGCCCCCGACTTGACCAGCGTTGAGTTTACTCCTACGTCTGATATTACTTTTAGGTAAATAGGGGATGCCTCGTTTGCTGGCAAGAACTTGACCGAACCTATTGCCTCGGTGCCAGCTCCTAGGCCCACAGTACCCGTTACAGGGTACGAAGATGGAAAGTTGGTTACAGCTAGGGTTCCATCAACAATTCCAGTTGAGCTAATTTGCCCTGAGTCGTTGGTGTCTTTATATCCAAGAGCAGTCCCTGTCACAGTCCCAGAAACGTATTCTGTAACTCGAACCCTAAGATACCTAAAAAGGATAGGAATCTTAATAAGTCCAGGCCCAGCTAACGTCGTAATGTAGGGGTCAAATAGTTGTGCTGGGTTTTGGACTACGGTTTGATAAAATGTTCCATTGTCATTAGACCCTTCAAAATCTATAGTCCCAACGAAGGTCCCCGCTATTTGTAAAGATATCCACTTGTAATCTGACACGTCTAGAGAGGCTATAACGTCTGTATCTACTGCAGTTACAGGGGAGGTTTCGATTACATCGGGTCTCGAGTAAAACGGATGTTCTACGCCATTGCTGTCGTAATTAGTAACTCTGATTGCTTTGCTTACACTGTCTACGCTTAAGAGGTCAGAACTTTGACCGCTTTTGATTTCTACTGCCATTTTTAACTCTTTCTCTTTATTAGGTTATTAACCAATCAATTTCGTATGTGCCGTTTGCTCGTGCATTATCCATCTTGCCATAAATCGTGAACCCTACGCCTGCTACCAAATCTTTAACTGCCAGCCTTATGGGGTCAATCAGCAAGTCATCTATTCTGTGTTCTGGTGTAGCTACAATCTTTAGGGTCGTGATTATTACTGAACTCGTTGATACGCTAACCAAACCCGTTAAAACTGTTTCTGTTGTTAAACTTCCAGTGCCAAAATCTAACGTGGCAGTGCCTTTTACAACATCAATACCTGAAGGTCCTGTTGGCCCAGTAACTTCAGGACCAGTTGGGCCCGTGGGACCTGGAACAGTGGAAGCTGCTCCCGTAGGACCAGTAGGTCCTTGCTCACCGTCACCTGTATCTCTAGGTTGAATAACTACTTTCACTGGGAAGCTCCTAAGTTAGGTCGTACCAAGTGAAAGCGGACTTTAGGGTGCCTTCTGAATAAGAAGTGGCCTTTGCTGCAAGGACCATTACGTCACTCACAGGGGAAACCGCATTGGACCTGCCAAATTGCAGGTTTAGGTTTGTGATGTCGCCGTAGTTGATTGGCACTGAAGTTTGGTTGTTGGCACCGAAAAAGCCTTCGAGAAGCTTCCTCCCGCCAGTCGTGGCGGTGGCGGTCACGTTGTACTCAACGTTGCCTTTTTCCTCGGAGGTCACCCAAGTGCCTCCCGTTACTGAGGAAGGATTGAGGATAAGTGCCCACTCAAAATCGTTATCGGTCAGGGGGAAGATAGACAGTAGCTCTGGGATTACGACAGCTCCGTCGCTTCTGCCCTCTTTCATGCGAATGGCCACAAGGGGGTAATACTCTGCTCCTACTACAGTCGCAGCCCTCGAGGCAGTCCAAATGTCCGTGCCAGTTAGGGTCCCACCGTTAAGGATTACAGAGGAAGCAATCTGCTTGAAAGAGCTAGCGGTGGCAGTTGCTTGCTTGTTTGTGAGCTCGAAACGAAGCGGCATAGGCCCGCCAGACATGTATGAGGTCTCAAGGTAGTTAGAGTGATTGAACTGGTGAGCGATAACAAAGTACCCGTCAATTACAAAGCCAATTCTGGCCGCGCCGATACCAAACCACTCAAGCTCGATGAAGAGTATCTGAATTGCTGCTAGGTCAAGAGCAACATCGCTTGGTCCAGTGCCATCAAGCCTGTCAACGTTCCACTGAGATTGTGGAACCCTAATGTCTACTGGAGTGCCAGCGCTGTTGGAGCGCTTCACTAAGTAAAGAATGTTGTCATCTAGTTCTAAAAAGAATCCTTTTGACCTTGTAAAGTGCCCCACTCGTTGGCGCAATCCAGTCTGGGGAGAGGCAAAACCAAAGGTTGTCATTGACTGAATAGACTTACCAGCTTGGTAAGGAAAGACCCTGTTGCTCTCTCTAGAGATTTCAGAGCCACTCTCAGTCGTTACGTTTAGGTACGCTGTGCTCTCATTGGCATTGAAGGTTACTGTTGCGTTGTTCGCTAGCTGGTCGCTGTAGAACCCGTTATCCTGGTAATTGTGCACAGAATCAAATAAGGTAAAAGCTGAAGACACTTTTGTACGCCCAAACATGTCTGAGCGAAACGCGTTTACCTGAGCCTTAGAGGGCTTAGAGACATTAGTATCTGGCGTGATGGTCATTATACTAGTATAAAGTAATAAGGTAGAGTTGACTTCTGCAGGGAAGTGTGTATAATAGACTGTATCGGCGAAAGGGAGACGATGGCTCGTAAGAAAAAAACAGATATAAAAGCAGATAACCCCGCTGCGCACTGGATTATAAAAGACAAAGTTGTTATCAACGGGCGTCACGTTGAAAAGGGGACAGAGATTTCTATAACTGGCGAACGCGGTCGGTTCAAGTTTTTAAGGCACATATATAACCCAGCTATCGATGTTGAGTGGATTGATTGCTACGGCGGAAAAAAGGGAACTTGGGAGTGGCGGTCGTTCCATCTGGTCAAAGTGAAGCGAGTTCACTACAAAAAGAAGATTCGCCTGTCCGATAAGGAAATTAAAGACCAAGGTAAACTGGACACATGAAATGTATATCTTCGTGTGGCTACTCGCACAAACCAGACAATCTGACTTTGCTAGTTCGTCACATAGAAGACTGTATGGCGAACGGTTACTGCAAAGCTTTGACTGAAGACCCTCGGGTGATTTGGCAAGACGGGGAGTTCACCGTTGTCCCCCATTTAAGTGCTTCTATAAAAGGTGTCAATCCGACTGTTTTCGAGATAAACCCTATAAAAAAGGTACCAGTCAAGTTGACTGCAGCGAATACAAAAACTGCAGGAGAAGCAGCTTCTGGAAGAATAAAAGGAATTAGCGCTTCTATGAGCGTGGCAGAGAAATCAAAACCTCAGGGGCAGCAGGCCCCAACGGGAAAAACAATACGGGCTAACTTGGACTAAAAGCTATTTAGATAGCAACATCTCTGACTCATCAAGAATGTCTTCTGCGATTTCGTAGAGGGCACTTTTGTTTGCCAAGAAGTGATGTCGGCAAAAGTGGAGCTTGCCAGTAGCGAGAGTCACTGCAAAGTAGGCACTCTGAGGACATGCATCACAACGCTCAAACTGAGTTTCCCAAAGCTTCTCTAAAGTCTCTGTCTGCTCGCTGTTGTCGGTCCAAGTTTCAGTAGATTCATTAGTCATTTAAGCCCTCGTAGATTTCTTTGCATGTGGGGCAGATTGGGTAATTGTCTGGGTTACGATGAGCAACCCAAAACTTCCCGCAAAGAGCCATGATTGGTAGTCCATTTACTAATGATTCCATCGCCTCGTCCGCGGGAGCGTAGTGCGAATTGCGCTCGTGGTCCCCGTCATCAGTCCAAGTACTGGTACTGGTGTCCTCTTGGGCTAGCGAGCCTGTCAAAGGTTTGAGTGTCATATACACAGTTTAGTAGGTAACGGGCTGTAGTGATTCGAGAACGGTCTTAACTGGAAGTACCGCGATGTGACTGGAAACGTCTTCACGTCCAAAAGATATTAGGAAGTCCTTCTCCCGCATAATTAATCCAGCCGCAAACTCCACTCCTGACTTGTAAAACTGGAACGGCCTAGACAATCCAATAATGTTGCCTTTATAGTCGTACTGAGCAAAGTAATGAAAATAGTGCATGTCCTGAGTTTGAACTGTCCCAAAAGTAGCTGGACTTACTCCTCTGGCAACTTGACTGTACTTCTTGTGCAGGACTGCTAAGTAGGTGTCGTTCCCGAGGAGGTGGAGGTTGGTACTGCCTCTAAGCATGGAAAGCTCTGGTTTGTCTGTCATGTAGCTAGTCAAGCGGTTGTTTTTTATTGTTGCATTGGGCCCATAGACAAAATCAAAGTGAGGGTTCTGCTGATAAGGAGCCATCCAGTTTTTCTCTGGACGCATTGGCTCTGGTCCTGGATGCTGCACGAAGTCAATAACTTTGACTGCTTTAGAATCTAGCTTTGCGACAGCAGTGCGAGCAACTCCAGGATGGTCGCCTTCAGTGACAACACAGGTAAAGTTCCAAGAACTGTCACGCCAGAATAACTTGGGGTCCTCGAAGCCACAAGGGAACTCAGACTCTAAGCCGTCGAAGTCAATCTTGCGAAGGTTTCGTAGCTTTAGATTGTTGTCTAGCTCTGAAAACCAAACTTGAGACTTGAAAGAGTTGCCTTCTAAAAGCTGATAAGACTTGGCGCTGTTGATTATAAAGTTGCTAGAGCGAATGGCTATTGCCATGCCCTTCTTGTTTTGATACCCGATAGACGGGTTGAAAGCCGACCAGCTGGGGCGGCTACGCTCAACGTTCCTGAGCAGGTCAACCACACTCCCGCCAAGCTGTTTTATTGTGGGAGCGTTTTCTGGCCTAAGGTCACGCATAATAGAAGTCTAGCTTACTTGCGCCAAAACTTATGCCCCGCCCACCAGACTAACAATGCAGCAATAGTTAGCAAGTATGCCCAAGCGCTTCCAAATAGTTCTCTCATAAAGTCTTGCATTACTGTACCTCCTCTATAGATACTATCTCGGTGGAGATTATCCAACCGTCTTTACCGCCTAGGTACATGCGCTTCCCAACCTGAATTGGGAGCATCCTACCAGAATCCTTGTCCTTGTACGGCTGTGGAATCTCGGAGGTAGGGCTGCCCTCCTCATAATCAAAACAATACTTGTACCAATACCTAAATTCGAACTGGCCATTGCGTATGCAATAACCGTTAGTTAGGTCATAGACACTGCCAGATTCAGTTGTTATTATCATCTGGTATTCCTATCACAGAAGAACACAAACACCCTCTTACCAATAATGATGTCCAGAGTAGGTTGGGTCTTCATGTCATAAAGGTTTATGCCAAACACATAGTGGGTACCTAAAGAGCTAGAGTCTCTGTAGCTTCTAAACTTAATCATCGCATTGCACCTTTCAAAAATTCGAAACAATAAATATGCATTAAGCTGTCCCAGCCAGCATCGTGCTGGTTCTCTGTGCCAATCTTCTTAATAGCATACTCTTTTGCTTTCTTTTTCCAGGTTTCTGCCTTGACTGGCATCCCGTTTTCCTCTTTATAGTTGAGAGCAAAACAGATAGCGTTTAGGTCAACGGTTCGTCTGGAGAAGAGCGAATAGGTTTTAGGCAGGGAGTCCTTCACAAAGGGCATGTCAAATGCGCCAACGTTAAACCCGACAGGGATAGTTTTACCCCTGCTGTTAGTATCTACTCCTATTGCAATCAACCAATCGTAAACTTGACTGTCAACCTCATCTGGCAAAGGCGCACTTTGTAGAGACTCGAGTGTAATGCCGTGAACCTCAAAGGCGCGCTCTGACCACTGGCACTCACCTGGGTTAATGTTCATAGAGACTTGGTACCCGTCCTCGGTAGATAGGCCAATCTGAATTAGCTTCCCGCCTTCGGCCAGCTCACTGGAGGACATCTCTCCATCTAGTCCTATAAATAGGAAGCTCATTTCTCTCCTTTATAATTAAAAATGATTATTTGCGTTTTAGCTTATAAGTTCAATCTGCACTGAACACTCACAACCCATTAACGCTGTGTGGTAGTCACTGCAGTTTTCTGTTAGAACTTGGACAATTCGTCTTCGTTCTCCAAGCACTGCCCTTGCAATCTTGGTTTCTATAACCGCAATCAAAGCGTGTGGTGAGTCCAGCAAGTCGTTAGCCCAGTGATTATCTAGGAACTCTTGCTCTGCTTGTAGCTCGTCAGGGTCAAGTGAGCTTAGGTAATCCTCTTGCCCAGTCATCTCTCACACTCCATAATTATGTTGCGTACAGTGGCTTCATCTTCTTTGCTCCAACCTGGAAAATCAGACAATTGTTCAAAGATTAAATTTAGCTCCTGCTCACGGTTTTCTGTGTCGTAAGAAACGCTTATACCGCCGTAGCAACCTACTCCGTACCTAAACTCCCACTTGTTGTCATCGTGGAAGTCTGGCATAAACTGAGCCTCGTTCCATGAGCCACCGCAAGTGTCGCAGTCGGAATCGTCGCCCAAACTCCAAGAGAGGTCTCTATCTTCTTCAGTCATTTTGTCCTCACTTCCATGTTTTTACGTATGCTAGCTTTTATGTTTTTACGGATGCCAAAACTATACCGAAAACGTTATAGTTGTGACATAAGTGGTAATTAGGTGCAAAGTATGGTTGACAAATCGGCGTTTAGTGTGACATTTTTCTGACTTGTACATCTTGTACAACTTGAACTGTTCGGCTTCCTTGACGTTACCCAATGTTTCCCTTCTAATGTAAGTTGTTATTTACATTACAAATGTTAGTTATTCTTTGCCTTAGTAACATTTGTAACGATAACGTTACTAAGGCGCTTGTGTAGTTATGGTTACAAATCACTTTGTGCCGTATCGGTTACATTCCACTATTGTGGAAGGCTGTCCGCTTTTATGGACTTGCTTAGTCATCTTGCCCCTCCAGAATCATTTCTTCTAGCTCGCCTGCAAGGTAAGGGTAAGCCAAAGCTTCGAAAATGCTCCTGTCGGCAGCTGACTTTCGTATTAGGCCAAGTATGCGCTCACGCTCTGCAATAACGCCAGCGTCGTAGATATCTTTTAAGTCTTGATTATTCATCATGCGCCTAGCTCCTCTAAATCTTTATTCTATCTTATACGTATCTGTACCTAATTACCCAAGTTTTTGTTGTGAATGCTCCAAGAAGTTTTGAGGATGCGGGAAATCTTGAGCCGTGCAGGAGGCAAGCTGCTTTGTGCACTAGCCATCCGCCTAGGGAGTTTATCCAAGTGGATAAAAATAATGGCTGGTTGGTACTACGTGGGGTCTCTCTTGGAACCATTCGGCTACCAAGGCTGTAGCCCATTACAAAAATGTAAATGCACTCAAGAGCAATCACTAGCCAAATCTCAAAGAAAAAGATAACGCTGGGACGAGGCTTTTTGGCGGAGGGAATGTGTATGTGAGTCATTCGCCAGCTCCTCTGTAGATTGTAAACAGACCCTAGTCGTGCGAGGAATGGCTAGGTTTTGGGGGATTGGTTAGCGGTTGCCCCACTGTGCTTGCAGAACCTTAAACTCAGGGGTCGCGTGATAAGCAGTCTCGGCTTTTTTGTTTGCCTGACTGGCCAAGTTATACGCCTGCCTTGCAGCTTCTAAAACTTTTGATGCTTCCTCAAAGGCCTCAGATGCGCGTACATAAAGTATGCACTCTCGAGTTTTGAGAGCTGCTGTTCTTTCTTTCTCCGTGGCCATTAGGAATCCTTCTCTTGTTGGGTGGACTGGGGGGTGCTCTTCACCCAAGCGAAGAACGTTTCTCGAACCGCTATTGACTCGGGGGTATCTCGGTGAGCAAGGCTTTCGGCTTCTAAAGCTTGTTGGTACGCCTCGTAAAGCTCCTGCTCGGTCATTAGTCCATCCTTATCTGACTGCCATAGGTTGCCTCGGCGTGCTTGAGCCTAGCGTCGATAATCGGCAGATAGTCCTCGGTCAGTTCTATGCCGATGAAACTGAAGCCGTTTAGGATTGCCGCCTTGCCAGTTGAGCCTGAGCCAGTAAACGGGTCTAGCACTGTGCCGTTAGGTGGAGTTACCAGCTTGACTAGGTATTCCATTAGTGCGGTTGGTTTTACGGTTGGGTGAAAGTTCTGCTGTGGTTGAACGCCTTTTTCCTCAAAAGTTCCCATACCAGTTGATGACCTGTTATCGGGTCTTTTGATTGGCATTTCATCTAGCCCCTCATTCCTGTCACGCTTTGAGGCTTTTGATACATAGAAGAAGCGTGATGCTCCACCGCTGTCACCATAATTCAAGCTCTCGGCTCCAACGCTTTCTCCAATGTTTGCGTATGCAACACGCTCCCCTTCTAGCGTGCCTTTGTTGCGAACATAGGTTGCTGGGGACTTACTAACCCCGCTCTGTTCATCTAGTAACCCTGCCGTGTGTTCGTCAAGGATTATGTTTGCGGGCCATCTGCCTTTAGCGCTTAGCTCGGTTGTTTCTTCGCTCCTGCCGATTGACCGTGACTGACCAAAACCCTTGCTTTCTTGATTTTGTGCCTTCATTATTTTGATGGGTTCGTTATGTCCAATCCTTGAGCCGTCTATGTTGAGCGCCCCTGTGCCGTGTGTGAGTACGTTGTTAGCGACTGTTCCTTCTAGGGGTTTGCGCGCGACAATGATTGGTTCGTGCGCTGGTTTTAGAGCTGTCCCCCAGCCGTTCCATTGTTGGGCTTCGGGTGTTGAGGGGGCTGTTACATCAATTTCTTTAGGTACGCCACCGTAAGCACCAGCGGCGGTGTCGGTTCTTTCTTCTGCGTTTTTAATACCTTTTGGGCTTGCCATTTTTGTCCCAACAATTTCACGCTCTGCCCCTGCCGCTTTGTCTATCGCCTTGCTAACGTTTAGAGACTTGGGGAATCCGCTTCCATAAAGCCAGGCGATGTTGTCTCGGATTTCAAAGCCAGCGTCTTCTATGGCAACGGCTACACGGTGAAAAGTGCGAGTGCCGCCGAATGAAAGCAAGTGGCCCCCTGGCTTGAGAACTCTCAAGCACTCAGTCCAAAGTTCTACTGAATAAGCAATCCCCGAGCTATCCCACTTCTTGCCCATAAAGCCAAGCTCATAGGGTGGGTCGGTGACGATTGAATCCACCGAGTTATCTGGCAGCGTTGGCAGAATGTCTAGGTTGTTGCCGTGAAGAATTGTAAATGTCATTTTTTTAGGCTCTCTAATAGGTAAAGAATGTAGTCAGTGGTCACGCTTGGGTTCTTATTTATATTATCTAATAGTAAATTAATCATTCTCTGTTCGCCTTGCTTGCGGTATGTTTCGCGAACATCTTCAGCGTGTGAGACGACTGATGCCTCGGTTGACATCTGTTGGAGGTCTGGCTCAGGCATTGTCTCTCTTAGTCTTCCCGTAGTTAGGATTAGCTTTCCCAGCGTTTCTGCTGAAATCTTCTTGGGCTATGTTCGCGGCCCTAAGCACATCTCTGTAGTAAACAAACTGAAGCGGGCCCTCTGGAACAAGCCAGCCCTTTTCCACGTACCTGTTGAGTTTATGCATGCTGATTTCGCCATAGCGAGCTGCTTCTTCGAGTGGCATCCGTGGGCCTTTTGTCATTTTGTATCTCCTGTTATTAGGCTGTATTATTGCACATGAGCTGGAGAAATGCAAGAAGGGGCTACCAAAAAACCAAGAAATTTGACAGTCCCTTCTTATAAAGATTATAGAACTGTTCGTGCTTTTTCACCAGTAATGACGCGAAAAATCAAAAAAGTCGAGCAAAACGTTTTTGCTAGCAGAAGGGCGAAAGGCCCCGTATAACCTCGCCGTTGACTTGACTTGACCTAAAAAGTGCTGTAGGGTATGGTTCTATCATACCAAATAAGGTAAACTAGAGACGAAACGAGGTCGCTGTATGAATAATTCAGGACTAAGCCTGTTTGTTGTTGGGATTTCAATGACGCTCCCAATGGCAATGTACGCAGATTCAAATGAAAAACTAAAGACCATGGAGCAGGGAAGGGTTGTTCTAGAAAACGGAACGTCAGTCAATGCCGAGGAGTACCTAAGCTACCTAGGAGGTGCTGGTGGCCCTGCTGTCGGCCTTGAAGATATTATTGGAACTACCTCTGTGATTAACAGCTCTGGGGCTCCAACGGAGATTGTCAAAGTTGACAAGTTCGATGAGGTCAATCAAGCAGGCACTGCAAGGAAGCTTGTCTATCTAAAAGTTGCTGAGACTGTCTGGCCTGTTCAAACAGTTGCCATCAGTAGTGACTACGGATACCGCGATTCTCCTTGCGCTGGATGTAGCTCTGACCATCAAGGTGTGGACTTTGTGCCTGGAGCTGGAACTAATGTCTTTGCCGTCTACCAAGGTCTTGTGACCAAGGCTGGGTGGGATGGCGGTTATGGTAATCGAGTTGAGATATCCCACTTTGTCGAAGGCGAAGATGGGGAAATTCAACAGTGGACAACTATCTACGCGCACATGCAGGACAGGTCAATAGCAAAAAATATCTATGTCGGGGCTGTAGTGCAGACTGGTGCGGTCTTAGGACGAGTCGGAAGCACTGGGACCTCCACTGGCCCCCACCTTCATTTTGAACTGATTATTGATGGAAATAACGTAGACCCAATGCCTGTCCTTGGGCACTACAACTTGATTGAGCTAACCGAAGAGGAAGCTGCTCAAGTAACTTTCTCTGGCAATCTCCCCGAACTAAACTTCTTTAGAGATAAGTAAAGGAACGGGGGGCCGAATTGTCGACCCCCCGCTTTCCTACTGTCGGGTAAGGAAACTATTTATTAACGTTCTTTAGGAACTCGGAAAGAGTTTCTACGTTATCAAAGTCTTGGTCAATAAGCTCGGGGTCTGTAATCTCTGAGTACTCCCCTGATAAGTCGTCCGCCTCAGTTGTGTAAAGAGGACCGCCTTGGGTGAAGTTCCCGAGCACATGGTCGGCAGATGCCCACTTCTTAGCGTCGACATCGTATGCAAGTAGATAATAAATTTGTTGAGCCATGTCACTACTCTACACATTAAAAAACTCCCCATCTGGAGAGGGGGAGTTTTCTTTAATCAAGTAAGACACTCGGACGATAATTTCGAAGTATTTTGTTTTGATTTATGCTGCCCAATTAGGCAGCTCTATAAGCATACTACGCTGCGGAGATGGCACCGTCTGTTTGGCGAACTCTATCGGATGCAATGTGCTTTGCTAGGGACTCAATCTTCTCGAAGCGAAAGCCAGACCAAATCTTTATGTCGGTGGTAACAATAGGAGCCTGGGTATATCCCTGCTCCATAAACTCTGCCAGCTTTTCTGGGTGCTCAGTGAGATTGACTTCTGAATACTTGATACCCTTCTTATCCATCATGCGCTTGGTGGTCAAGCACTGGGGGCAGTTGGGGGTTGAATAAACAGTTACATCAATCATTGATTCTCCTAGAGAGGTTTAGCGGAAATGGGCACGACCTTCTGAGAGTCGGAGTTCAATTGTAAGGGTAGAACTGGTCGTGAGGTTACCAAAAAACGAGGAGTTAGTTGTACTGTAGCTCTCAGATTGGAGGCAAACTGCTTCTAATTAAGTGGTTATCCAGTTGGCAATAAGAAGCTTTTTTGACAGGTTGTCGAGCTCGTCAAACTCTGCAAACTTATCCACAGGGAGCGCCTCTAAAAACATCTCAAACGCGTGCTCGAAGGCACCTTGAATGTCGTTGTCATAATAACAAATAGCTACTTGACCGCTTATTTCTAGAGGAAGAGATTTGAAAGTGGGGAGCACAGCACGAAAGCCATCTCGCTCAAGGTCAACCAAGTCTGGAAAGTTATTCATTTGTTAGCCCCTCGTAGAGTTAAATCCTCTGCCAGAAAAAGTAATTGGAGGAGCGCTAAAGATTCGAACAAGTGGTGTCCCGCATAGTGGACATCTGTCCACAATACTGGAATCGGTTATCGAACGACTCTCTGAATAGTTGTGGGAGTTTTTGCATTTGTACTCGTAAGTAGGCATGTCTCTATTGTATAAAGAAAACGGCCCTGCCATTTCTGACAGAGCCGCTTCTCAACGAAGGAGGTTATGAACTAGATTGCAATAGTCCATCTGTGATTAGAGTTTGCTCCAAGTCACAGAACCAACTATACCATCAACTTTCATCTTCTGGGACCTTTGGAAAGCCTTGACTTTCTTGTCGGTCTCTGGCCCAAAGACTCCATCAACTTTTACCTTGAGCTGCTGCTGTAGGTACTCTACGTCTTCACCCGTTGAGCCAAGTCTTAGCCAACCGCTTAGGGCAACTTTTTTGACGCGAGGTGCTGGCTTAGGCTTTGGCTTTGGAGCTGGCTTTGGTTTTGGTGCTGGCTTCTTCTTGGCAGCAGGAATGTCCATGAGCCCCCAAGTGATTGGCCCAACAACTCCGTCAGCGATGATACCCTTTTGCTTCTTCTGGAACTTGACGGTTGCATCGTGAGTTGCTTCTCCAAATACGCCAGTGACGGGCACGCCCAAGAACTTCTGCATGTATGCAACGTCCTGTCCAGTATCGGAGTCGCCGATAGATAGTGGCTGTGAGTACTTTGGCTTTGTCGAAGGGACAAAAATTGCTTTTGCTGAATCTGGGGTAGGGAGCTTTGCAACCTTCTCTACTTCGTCCTTAGCAGTGTGCAACTTGATAAAGGCAATAGGGTCATAGTATCCAGCGCCATTAGCGCCCCAACCGTGGGTTTTGCCCTTGCGAATCTCAAGGTGAAGGTGAATTCCAGTGCTGTTCCCGCTGGAACCCATTTGGCCGAGAACAGTTCCTGGCCAAACCTTGGAGCCCTTCTTTACTTGGAAGGAGCCCTTCTTGAGGTGTGCGTATAGAGAGGTGTAGTAGACGCCGTCGATTAGGTGACGGATAATAATGTAGTAGCCGAAGCCACCTGGCTCGCCGTTGGACTTTTTCAGCCCTGATGCCTGAGCCTTGATAACGGTACCGCGAGCGATAGCGTGAACATACTTCTGGCCAATGAGGTCTTCACCGTTGTGGTGCTTACGGTCTTTTGAGATTGGGTGTGTGCGCCAGCCGAAGCCAGACGTGGTTCTAAAGTTCTTGCCATAGACCCCGTCAAGGGGCCAAACTACAGTCGACATATGTGTTCCTAACTTTTTATGGATTGTGTTCTTCCATTATAAAACTGTTAGGAGGGAGTGATTAGGCCTTGAGTTCGTAGATTTGGTGGTTACGCGCTTTGCCATCGACTTCTAGATAATCTACAATTGTTTTTGTTTTGATAAAGCCAAGCTTTTTCACAAGGCCAATCGATGCTTCGTTGTGGGATTGGATAGGTGCTTCAACTATTTCAATGCCCAAAGAGTCAAAAGCGTGACGGGTCGCTAGGCGAACTGCTTTAGTTGCGATGCCCTTACGGTTATTGTCTTCGTCAACCCAATAGCTGATTGAACAGATAGTTGGCTCATCTTCAACGCGCTGGAAGCCCCACAGAATCAATTGCCCAACAAGGATGTCTTGGGCATACACCTCGAAAACGTGATTTTCGTTTGAAGTGTATTTTGGGCGGGCCGTCCAAGGTGCCAAGAACTTTTGATTCTTGTGGCGAAGCATAATCATTTTCTCTGTATTTGCATAAGAGGCTGTGCTCAGGGTGACACCCTCGACAGACAACTTCATCATTGCAGGTGGGCCGCCAGCGCCGTCAAAGTCTTTGTGCCTAGTCATGGCGAAGTTCTCCTCCGTTGACGATGAGGCCATAATCACTACTGGAAACAGAAGGGCGGTCAACGGTACGTTCAACGGAGAGCTCTCCTTCTACTTCTACGGAGTCCGAAATGCCTAAGCTGTCAACAGTAGCTAACCACTCACGGACATCTCCTACAAACAGGGGGGTGCCCGAGGAAGGGCTTAGAAAAATGAAAGTCGAGTTAATTACTGTAAGTGAGCGATTGTCCCTAATCTCAGTCGGAGGCTCAACGGGTTCGTGTCCAGAAGTAAAGGTATGAGACTCGGACTCGTATAGAGGAGTTTGGGGGACTGGCTCTTCTTCTGGCTCTACAGCTTCAATGTCTAAGAGCGCCTCGATAAAAGTCTCTACGGCTGTGTCCGCATCTATGTACGCCATTGAGTATTGGCTGTCAGGAAGATTGGGGTCAAACTCTATGTCGTACTTTGCTGGGTCCTGAACATACCCGTGCTCTTTCATTAAAGCTTTAGCTACCTTGTGCTTTAGAAAAGCTATTTGGTCCTTTTCCATTTTGGTCTCCTTGTTGTCTGTAGTTTGTAGTTTAGGTTTGGCTAGTCCCTACAGCAACCATCACAGCCGTGGATTGAATCGGTGAGGTTCACAAATATGGGGAGCTCGTCTGGGTCGGGGTGCCCAACTTGGTGAGGGCAGATGCGTTCCATGAATCCTCTGTCTGCTCTGAATACTTGTGGAAAGTAAACCATGCTGTGATTAGACGGTCCGTGAATGGTACAACCGTTTGGGTTCAAGCATTGGTCTGCAGGATGAACGTTGTTAAGTATCTGTCCTATGTCGTCAATCCAGCTGGTTTGGCTGTCATCGGTAAATTGTCCCATGCTTGGATACTAGCACGAGATAAGCAATAATGTAATGCTAGATAACTGGTTTGCCAGCTTTGCGAGTGTGCTGTCCTGGGCAACCTTGCTTAGGGCAGCGTGGGTCTGAAGTGTTGCCTTGGTCCTCGAAGCGCTTTGCTCCGCAGTAAGGGCAGAAGTCTTGTCTCTCAATTGGTAGTTGGTTACCCATAATGTTGCTCCTTTGTATGTCTTTATTGTACGCCCGTTTTTTTATAGCGATTCTGTATATAGAGGTGTAGAATTGCACTATGGACAAGCCCCATTACAATATCGTAATCGCCACTCCTGGCCACTCGATGCTCTCCCATTACGTAAAGTCACTGGTCGAGACCACGAAGTGGATGGATAGCAAAAGGCTGACATACCACTTTGTCTCTAAGTTCTCCTCCTTTGTCCCAAGTGCGCGTGAGCAAACCGCGACGGGAACTGACGGACATGACTGGGAGACCCGAGAATTCGGGGCGGGAGAATATACCTACGACAAGATTGTCTGGATTGATTCAGATGTCTGTTGGAACGTAGAAGCCTTTGAGCAACTGATAAGCCATGACCTAGATATTGTTTCTGGCATGATGCCGATTGACCAGCAGGGTCGAATTAGTGCAACCATCATAAATGAGATGGGCCATCCAACCGTTATAAATGCTTTGCAATTTATGTTAGCTGCTGAGCCTATTCAGGTAGACGGTGTTGGCTTTGGCTTTTTGGCTGTGCGTTCGGGTGTCTTTGAACGGATGCCTAGACCTTGGTTCAAGATTCGACAGACAAGAATTGAGGGAGCTATGTTCCCTGTGAATTTTGGCGAAGACTATTCATGGTGCGAAAGTGCCACCGAAGCTGGGTTCCAAATCTGGGTTGACCCAACGGTAAAGGTCGAGCACTTCAAGCAATTCGCTTTGCATTTGTAGAAGTTTCTGCAGGTAGAAGTGTGAATATGCCCTGAAGTTTTGACTTCTAAATAACTTATGCACTTTACTACTAATCTACTAATACACTTTTTATAGTCGCTTTACTGTCTAGTCGTAAAGTCGTAAGGTTTATCTTGCCTTGAGAAAAAGATACTAACAGAAAATGAAAAGATAGCTTTTAGCGTTTGTTGTTAGTATCTTTTTCAGAGTTACTAACACGAAATGAAAAAAGTTTTTGGTCAAAACGTGTTAGTATGTCGTGACTATACGACTAATAAAACCATTCGACTATGCTTGCATTAGTACAATGTTAACTATATTTTCTACTACTGCGGAATTTTTTCCTATACATGAAGAGAGATTTAGGTTAACATTGTGGAATTCTAAAATAAGTAGATGGTAGTAAAGTAGTAATAGTAGTATAGTTATGGTATAGTTTACGAGGCAGCAATCTTTTTTGACTTCGAGTGAGAACTTGAGGTTGAAAAAGGTTTAGTTATAAAGTTGACAAGTCGGCAATAGTGTGTCTATGATGCTCTATAACAAAACATAACGAGGAGACAGAATGACAGAAATGAGTTTCATTGAGGTAGACCTCGGTGAGAGAACAGTTTTAATTCCCAGCATGAAGTGCATACCTGCAGTTGACATAATGGAAGTGCACAGTCGAGGAACCGATTCGATACAACAGTTCATGGGCATGGTCTCTCTACTGAGAAAATTGGTAGCTCCAGAGTTTATAGAAGACTTCAATCAACTAACTACGGATGAAATGGTAACTGCCGTGGGCCAATGGATTGAGAAGAGTAATCGCTAACTAACGACTAAAGGACGTAGGAAATGAAAACAGAAGTTTCGATGGAACTGATTCTGGGGTTCCTAATACTGTCGAGCGTGGTAAATGCTTGTTCAGTCTGGGGAGCAGTCTGGGCTATTCGTGCTATCCAGATAAGAAAGCAGAAAAAGTTAGCGGATGCATTAGTTGAGACCCTTAAGAAAGAGTTCTCGGTAGATATGACATTCGAGGAAATTGTAAAGAACATAAAGGAAAACCCCGAGAACGGCGATGAGAGAGAAACAAAATGAGTAGTGCAAGAGACATGCTGGCAGGAATGGGCATTAATGCTGATGAAGCCATTGAGACTGACAGACGGCTAAAGAGTAAGCCAAGGCGTGACCCAAGAATTTGTATCTGTGGGCACGCAGTAAACAAGCACGTACCTGAGAGCGGTGCATGTGAACCTACCAAGTACAAGTGTCCTTGTAAGCATGTGCACGCAGTTATCACGGTTGACGATACGAGATTGTTTTTACGTAAGACAACTGGACCTGGAAGTGAGCACGCTCTAGTTCGAGGAATGGCTGCTCTAGCTGAGGCTGGCAAAGACTGTGAATGGATTGAGGGTGCGCAGGTTTGTAAGAAGTGCGGAGCCGAAGGAGCTGGAAGAGTAGTTCCTACTAACTCAGCTATGACCGTAGCGCTAAACGAGCACTCGGCGTATAATATGTTGCTATGCAACTCTTGCTATAAAGGACTGGTGTAAAGACATGGCTATTTATTACGTAGAACGAAGAGCATCTACTACAGCTTCAGACGAATCCGTTGAAGAAGGTTTTCGGGTAACAAACTACTTTGACATCCACTTCTCGGATGTTGATACTGAATCTTTGCAACGAGAGCTCGGAGGCGGAGAGATTATCAAATGGCGTAAAGCAACTTCAGAAGAGTCAAGTGCTTACTACTCTGCACACCAAGCTGGGTTTCGAGAAGGGCTTATCCATGTGCTGAACTCAAACTCAAAACGTTCACAACCGAATGACCAAGCTAAAGACGAGTGGCTTCTGTTCGGGCAGATTTCAAAAGAACTAAAGATTCCTGAAAGAACCCTACGTCACTATCAATCACTTGGGCAGTTCCCAAATGTGTATCGTTTTGGGTCAAGGCACATGCGAATCAAGCGCTCAGAGTACGAAGCTTGGGTAGCCCAAAGTTTGGAAGAGAAACCCTATGTGAATCTAAGGAAGAAACTAAATGGCTAAGAATTTTAAGAAAGAAGTGACGAGTGCCCTAGGGCAGTTAGCTCACGTAAACATTATTGACAACAAGGCTTTTGAAACCATTAGCAAAATTGTTGCAACCGAGTTCGACGATTGGGCTAACGAAAAAGTTACCAACCTGAGAGCAATGGTTGCCGACTGGGAGCTAGTGATGGGAGACAGTGACGGCAGTATGTACTCGCTGGGATTACGTCGAGCGATTGACGAGATTCTAGGTGAGGAAGCAATCAGCAAGTTGCCAATTTTGGAGACACCCGAAACACCTAACGAAAGAAAATGAAGTGACATCTGAAATTACAAAAGGAATGTTGAGCGGTCAAGTCAGATACGGAGACACCTTCGACGGTGGGAGACTGGCCACCCAAAGAGCTATCGAACGCATACTAGTTCAAGGCGCTAGGTATTACTCGGCAAGAAAGTCTGAAGAATATTTGGAAGGCTACAACGCTGCTATCAAAATAGTCAAAGACGGTTATTCTCCAGCACGTAGCATAGACGGCTGGTAAAAACCAACACACCGAAAAGCAGTTTTCTTTTCGACTAATCACGACCTTACCGATAGGTCGAGCAAAAGTACCTAAACCCCTGTAATCAAAGGATTGCGGGGGCTTTTGCCTTCCTGCATTTTTATCCGTTGTTTGGGTAAGGGCTTGTATTTGTCTCTGCACACGCCCAAAAACTTTCCAAACGTGCTGTACCATTCTGGTATTAGGTAAAAATCTACCTTTAAGGAGAAAAACGAAAAATGATATACGACCTTGATTTTTGGAAAGCCTCTCTCGAGCGCTCCCTAAAAACCTTTGTACAGACCCTCCTAGCTGTGTTCGGCACGGACCAAGTCGGCCTGCTTGACATGGACTGGGCACAGGGCTTGAGCCTCGCTGCAGCAGCAGCCGTGCTCTCTATCCTCAGCTCCGTGAGTTCAGCGAACCTCGGCTCGAAGTCTGGCCCGTCACTTGCAGGCGAGACCACAAAGCCTGAGACCGTAATCGTTGAAGTGACCAAGCCAGCGGCAGGCAAGAAAACTCCTGTGGCAAAGAAGAAAGCTCCAGTAACAAAGAAATAACCTAGCTCTGTGAACGGCCCGCGGTGGGGGTAAAAATTCTCACGGTGGGCCATTTTCAGCTTTATAACAATTAAGGAACAATATGGCCGAGGTAAAAATTTGAACTCCCCTGACCTTGGCAGCGAGCCCAAGCCAGAAGAAGTTGACAACGAACCCGCACTAGAAACACCAATCGACTTACGGCCTGACCTCTCAGCCCTCGGCTTGCTCGAGCACGAGCGCGGCGTGGTTGAGGACAGCTACGAGAACCGCCAAGTACTGAGGTCCAACAGCTTTAGCTGGGACGCAGTCTATTCACAGACGGGTCAAGCAACGGGACTGATATCGGCCCGCTCCCCTGAGATGGCTCGCGAGCGCCGACTACTTTCAATTCAGGATAAGAAGCCGCTCCTTCTGGACCCACGTGACAATAACTCCGACTACTTAATCGGCCTGGACTTACTCGTCGATGAAACCGCTACTCGAATCACACCGCCGTGGGTAGTGGGCGCAACCCGCAAGTGGGTTGAGGAACAAGACAGAGGCGGCCCGACTTCCGCGAAGCGAGCACCAGCAGTAAGACCGCACCGATGCAAGACCATGAAGTCTGACGGTATCCGCTGCATGCTGTGGTCATCAGGAAGACTCAAAGATGACGGCCTGTGCCGCATCCACCTTCGCACCGTTCGCAAACCAGGCGAGGATATCGAACGGGCCCGCCGTAAGCTAATCCAGTCCGCACCGTACGCAGTTGATGTACTGGAGCAGATGATGGAATCCGCTGAGTCCGAGCAAGTCCGCCTGAAAGCTTCAACGGAGGTACTTGACCGTGCAGGCCTGAGGGCAGGCATGGACTTGAACATTGACGTTGAAGTATCCGAAGGACGCTCACCCGCGCAGATTGTTCAAGAACGGCTTGCCCGCTTGGCTTCAGGTATGGCAAGGACCCAGGAACAAGAAGACATCATTGACGCAGAAGTTGTTGAGACCTCAACCGCCGCTGCGCCTG